CCCCCCCCGCCAGTCACCCATAGGGAGGAAACGCCGGCTAAGAGACCGGACGGCGTGAACGTGGGCGGGTCTGGACGGCTCAGCAACGCACCGCCGAACGTCACCACGTCTCGTCAGGCCGGAGGGCCGAACGGGTCGTAATCGACGTCGCGGGCGATGGCAGGGCCATGGGCGGCTCGGCGCATGATCGGGAAGTGCTCAAAAGTCTTGGCGAACCGCAGGTCCATGCAGCCGATCCGCGTCGCGCTCATCAGGTCGTCGTCGACCTTGACCACCTTGCCGTTGAGCTTGTGATAGCCGCCATATTCGTCGAACCATTCAAACAGGTGTGCAGCCACTCGCAACTTCTTGGCGGCTAGCCGTTCTTCCATCACGGTGATACCGGCATAGAAACTGTAGCCACCTTCCAGAAAGGTCGCATGCGTCGGTCGCATGGCGAGCCCCAGCTTCTTGTAGATTGCGGCAACGGTCTCGTTGGTGGTGATGCCGGCGCCGGTCTCGCCGTCGTGCGGCCACGCTGCCGGCGCACCCCACATCGGGTTTTCCTTGATCTTGGCGACATGGTTCGCGGCCATGCCGAACATTCGGATCGCATCCATGACGTACACGACGTCGTTGTCGCGGTCCCAGGTCAGAAGCACCGCGGCGAACGGATGGCCGCCGGATTCCTGCCCGGAATGGCGGAAATCCAGCGCCCACAGCCACGGCCAGTAGGGGGGGACGGTCGCGGGATCGAGGGTGTGCTTGATGGTCTCCGGCGATGTTTCGAATACCGAGCCTTGCCCCTGCATGTCGCCGCCGAACGCGCGGGTCGCGGCCTTGGAGCCGTAACGGGCGATGATCTTCGGAATTTCCTCGTCCTGGATGTGACCGCGTTTCGATACCGCCGCGTCGTAAATCGTCATCAGGATTTCGGCCGTGCCGGGTTCCTTGTTCTTGAAATGTCGGCGTACCGGGGTGACGCCCAGCATCGGCGTCATCGACCAGATGATGATGCCATTGGTGGTGGTGAGCCGGGCCTGACATTCGCTGTAAATCTCGAAATCGCCGGGATCCTCGTCACCGTGGATCAGGTCGACCGGCTCGACCTGCCACGCCGTGCGGCCCATTTCAAAGGTCTTGCCGCGGAATACAGCCTTGCCGCCGGTCTCCCGGGTCAGGTTGATGGTGTCGACAAAATCCGAGATGCCGCGCGCCATGGTCGGGCGGCCGACGATATTGTCTAGCGGGATCATGCCGGTGCCGAGCCCGCCCGGCGCGCGGATGTCGCCGAGCAATTTGCTCTGCACACCGTCGCGGGTCATGCCCGAGGTGGTGCAGCCGTACCAGCCGACGAATTCGTAGGGCCGTTCGATCTTGGGCGGGACAAGAAATTTTCGCCCCTTGAACCAGTCCGGGTAAAAAGCAATGGCGTGCATCGCATCTTCGGCCGATGTCGCGTGCGTCTTGCCAACCTGGTTGCCGGCCCGCAGCATCTTCTCGCTGGCCCGCAGGTTGTGGAATTCCTCCTGCTTGAAGTTCGGGGTGTAAAAATCGATGCGCCGGTAGCGTTGACGGTACTGCATCTCGGTGTACATGCGTTTTGCATGCCGCCGAATGTCATTGGGGTCCGGGCCTTGCTCGAGATCGTCAGTCATCAATGGCCTATGTGCCAGTGGCCGCAGAACTGACAGCGGTACTTCCGCATTTTCCCGTGCTTTGGCCGCATGAAGAATGCGACCTTTTTCGCCTCGCGACCGGAGCCGTATCGAAGTTTGTTTCCGCAGGCTCGGGCGCGCAGGCGCTGCTTGTATGGCGATGGATCAGGCTGTGAGACTTCCGGCATCATCGGTTCACCTCGCCCTCGATCAGCCTGCCCGCCTTGGCGTCCACCTCGTTCAGCATCTTCTCGTACCGGCTCAGACCGGAAAAACCGAATATCTCGACCAGCTTCTCGCGCGGCACCTGCAACGCCAGCAGCGCCCGCAGATCGTTCAGCGCCGCATCGGTGTGGTTGACCGTGATTTCCCCGGTCATCGTGACATCGACGCCGGAGCGCTCGACCAGTCCTAGCCGCGAAAGCGTCGCCGAAACCGTCTTGGCGTGATCGGAGTGCTTCGGGTCCGCGATCATCGCAGCGGTGGCCTTGATCGCCGGACCCAGCAACCCGCGGAACGCCTTCTTGCCGACTTCCTCGAGCGCCAGGATCACCCGTTCCCGGTGCAGCAGCAGATGCGCCCGGACCTTGCAGGCCTCGCTGGCGTCCGAATACCCAGCATCCCGAGCAGCCTGCGCCCCGTTCGGCGGCCCCTCGTTCGTCAGATAGAACCAGACAAACTTCCGCTCGCGCTCCGGAAGTGCCTGCATCTTCGGCCCAAGTTCGATTTCGGAAAAATCAGCCGACACGATTGATCGCCCCGGGGTGCAGATCGAAACCATCCGGAACGATTTGCGGTTTTTCAGCGTGCATAGCCTGCTTGATCCAAGCAAGAGCACTATCAATATCGTCGCACGCGAAAAGGTAGGGTGAGGCAAGGCGCTCGCTGTAGGCTTCCCTCACGGCAAAGCCGCCGTGAGGGAATTTCACAATTGCCAGCGCATTTCGTGATTCGAGTTCGGCCATCGTCACCTCCGTTTCGACGGCCGCAAGGTGCAAGTAACGGTTACTCCGAACAACGCACCGACCGACACGCACAGAAATCAGCGTGACAGAAATGCAACAGTGTTTTGAGAAAGGGCCGCGAAAAGAAGGGAAGAGGTCGATTTACGCACGCGGCCCTGATTTTCTCCCCACCCCTGCCTAGTTGGGTCCCCTTTGCCATCAACATCGCTCGTTTCAGCCGTTTCGCCAGCTCGTTCGACGCACGGCTGACACAGGCTGCGATCAGCAAATCCAAATTGATATAGCAATCAGATGCTTAGCTGCGTCACCATGTTCCTACATCAGGAAACAGCGGTTATGGGCTGTGACCGCATTGGGGCTGAATGTGACGCAGCTCACATGGTTATCGCACTTGCGAGCATGACGAGGTCAATTCACAGCCTGCTGCCAAACACGCCAATCGAGCAGGCTGATACGGGCTCTGCGCTTAAGCAATTCGAATGTCGCATCCTGCATGTACATCCTCGCGCCTTGCGCTTCGTCGTGGTCCTCGCTTGCCCTGGTCGGGCTGCGCTGCGATAAGAGTGCAGAGGCAATTTATTTTCTGGCGGAGCAACGCACCGCTGAGATAGATGCAAATGCATGGTTTTAGATTGAGTGATCGCAGTTGGTTGGGCCTGTGGATAAGTATTTGCCTCGACTTGACACGATATTGAGGATGAGAGGTTTTGAGACTGTTTACATGCAATTGCATCTATCTGATTTGGGCGCGAGGTTCGCTTGACATACATCGCTGCCCTATTTCAACGCCTCGTCGATCAGGCCATTCCACCACGCCTCCAGATTGGCATCTTCAAGATACCAATGAGCCTGATCCTGCAGCTCCTTGGGCGGATTGCGCATCGCCTCGATCGCCGCACGGCCCATCCGCATGCGATCCTCCTGATACTTCGGATGGCAATCTTCCCATTTCATACCATCGAGACCCAAATGCTCTGCAGAAATTGCCCTCGCCACCCGCTCAATCATCTCGCTCATGACCGCTTCTCTTTGCTCCACCGCATCCTCGCCGCATGACTCATCAGTTTCGCTCGCCGCTTGCCGCCTTTGCTGCCACCTTTTTTGCCACCCATGCTTCCCAACATCCTCATTCGCTCCCTGATCTGCGCGTCCAAATTATCGATGCTAAGAGCGACTGCTAAGAGCGGCGCTTTCAGCGGCCGTTTTCGCGGCGTCCACCGGCCTTTGACACGCTTCATTTGCTCGGGGTCGTCGACCAGCACCAGCGCCTTGCCCGTGGCGCCCAGGATGCCTTCCAGCGATATCGGCCCGATGTTTTTGACCGGTGTGGGTCCCAACACTTTCGAGGTGTAGCGATCGGGCAAGCCCGCGATCGCATCCACTGTCTGGAACGCCACGCCGCGCTCATGCACGCTTTCACGCAAGCCAGCGATCAACTCCGGCATTGAGCGGATCGGGGCGGTCATGGGTATTTCGCCAGCATTTTGTGGGGAATGCCCATGATTTTAATGATATCCCCAATAGCCACATCGAAATCGAAGGCCATCCACGGCGGATTTACTTGCCGCTCTGCCATATCAACCATCATGCGCCTCACGGCGTCGTTTACCTCCGATGGAGACATCAGCTTCACCGGCATCAGGCTCCCAGCCCGCACGATCGCAGGGGCCGCCACGAGCGACACAAGCCCGGTGATGAAGCTGCGGCGGCCGATCATCGGAGCAACTCGCCAGCGTCGACATATCACAGCGGATATTGCTTCTGCACGTAAGCCGCGTGGGCATATAATTCGGCTTCTGTAACCGAAATAATTGCGCCCGGATTCAGCTTGTGAAGCTCAATTTTCGCGAGCACATTTGCCAAGTCCTCATCGGACCAGCCGCGCCACCAATCTCGCATCCAGCGTTTCATTCCGCGGCTTCCTGTGCGGGGTGGGTGGTGGTGTTGGCCAGGATGCGACGCTCGATCCGGTTGATGATGTCCATGGCCTCCATGCGGTCGAATTCGTCGGTAGCATCGATCCCCTTCACCGCAAGATCCCGCTCGAGGGTGTTCACACC